ACTCTTTCGTTCCGATAAATTTTCAGCGGCATCATCGAACTTACGGAAAAGATAGAGTTTTCTTATCTCCGTGCTAAGTTGACAAACAGAAATGCCTGGTTTTGTGTCTGGAATTTTGTAGTTATATGGAAATTCTTTGTATTTCCATTCATAATCGGGATGAAAGGTCAGATAAAGAACATCCACCAAAATTTTGGATAGATTATTCTCAATAACCTTCATTTTTTCTGACTTTGATGATGCTAATTCAAACTCATCAAAAATTTCATAAATGTTTTTCATTAAAACTCACCAATATTATCCATCAAGTTAATCAACTTCTTTTCGACAAAATAATTAAATAGTTTGTTTCTAGATGCGGGTTTAGTCTCTTCGTATTTATTAATAATTCCTTCTTTAATTTCTTGAGGAATAAATGTTAAATCAATAAGAGTTTGATTTCTAAGAAAACCAGATTTTACATATTCATTATCTGTATTCACAATATCTTCAGAGAGAAGTTTGGATAAAGAACCTTTTGTGATCGGTTTCTGTCGCAATTCACGAACAAAGCAATCACTTGGAGAAAATATATTTGGAATGCCATCTCCTTTATCTCCTTGAATAATCTTCTGTTTCAATTCGATGATTGGTTCTTCAGACTTAATAAATTTCTTTTGAGCGGGATTGTATTGCTTTACATTATATTTTCCAGTATTGTATCTTTGTAATTGAAGAAAGTCTCCGTCACTGGAAATGATCACAATATTTTCATGTGCAATATGACGAGGAACTAAAGTGCCAATAATGTCATCAGCCTCAGCGCCTTCAACATCAATAACTTTGTATGGGAAGTTTTCTTTTAATTCATCCTTGAACTTGGCCAACATGTCAAAAATCATATGCCAATCCAAGTTTGACTTTTCCCTATTCTTCTTTCGTGATGCTTTGTAAAAAGGAAAAAAGTCTTTTCTCCAATATTTACGATTGTCACAACACAAAACAATTTCACCATAATCGGTTTTAAAATTTCTAATGTGATTTTTTAAAATATTGAGAATCATATGGCGAATAAGATCCTCTTCCAATTTAATGCTTTTCTGGCCAGAAATTTGTGCCATCAGTCCAGACAGAAGAACTTGATTTAGATCAACGAGTATCATGATTTTTTATCATCCAAATTGTATTGAATCACCATAATATCACAATTATGATAAAATGTCAAGTGTAAGATTTAAGACTCTCGATAAGATCATCAGTGATTTCACTAGACGTTGTTGTCCATCTAGTAATCAAACCGTACCAACCCGCAGGAATGATACCTGAAGCGTACTCCATTGGACAACCAAGGATCGCCTTAAAATGATCGATATCCGTAACACCATCATCTCCATCCTTAAATAATACGATTTCATAAGAATCGCCCATTGCGCTTCCACCCATCTTTTCTCCTGGATCCACTAAACGTCCAGCTTCAACTTTAACACTATCGTCCTCGGAAGGTAAAAAGGAAAGACAGTCATACTGCATACCTTTCATATCTGCAAAACATGGTAACATTTAAATACCCTTTAAGTGTGATTTCCTGACTCTAACCATAATCCATGTATTATAATAGTCATCAGTCTCAAGTACATTACGAATAAATTGTTCTTTTGCTTCTAGATAACCACATGTGCCTTTTGTTTTACACAAATATATGATTTCTCTAATAAAATTCTCTTCACCTAATGTCTTAACGTCATTCTGCAACTCCGTGTTCGATCCATAATAAGATTGCCAATCACTTGCTACTTTTATCTTTTTTCTTTTTTTGTTGACTTGTTTAGTCTTAATTGAATAAAAGAATTTTTTGCCAATGTATTTTTTGTTTGATTTGGTGTTGGTGATAACATAGACGAATCCATAGTTATCACCAATTAACTCTTCTGTAAAAATATCGTTATTATATTGCCATTCTAATGCCATGTTTCCTCATCGTCAAATTCATCTTCAGACTCTTCTATATAGTCTTCGGACAATTCTTCGATGAATTCGCCACAGAACGGACAGTATTCTGGATATTCTTTGGATGCAAGCATATCCGTATAATTAATTAAAAATGTAGACTCACAATTTGAACATTCTCCATTTATCGATTTGTGTACTGACATTGTTATTCCTTTTTATTGTGCCCATACGTCACCCCAACTTCCGGATAATGCACCTTTAGCATAGTCTGTCGCTCTGTTCTCAAAAAAGTTGGTATGAGTTGGTGCGTTAATCATTTCCTCTACCCAAGGCAAAGGGTTCTTTTTTACTTTAAAGATGCCTTTGAGTCCCATAGAGATCAAACGGCGATCAGTGATATAACGTATATATTTCTTTACATCCTCAGAGGTCAGATTCTCCATTGCACCAGTTGAGAATGCAAGATCAATAAATTTATTCTCTAAATCAACCATTCGCTCAGCAACCGTGTAGATTGATGATTTCAATTCGTCATTCCAAATTTCGCGATTTTCTTCTATGTATGTTTTAAACAATCTAATCATAGACTCAGCATGTTGCGTTTCATCAACAATCGACCAAGTTACAATCTGTCCCATACCTTTCATTTTACCATGCCTTGGAAAATTAAGCAACATAATAAATGAAGAAAATAATTGCATACCTTCAGTGAAGGCGGAAAATACTGCAATATGTCTAGCAGTATTTTCTTTTGTTCCGTTTGTTGATGAAAGATCCATAACATAATCATGCTTCTCTTTCATCTCACTATATTCCAGAAATTCATTATAAGTTGTTTCTGGAAGACCGAGAGTTTCAATCAGATGTGAATATGCTGCAATGTGCAACGATTCTCTGGCAGCAAAGCCAGTGAGCATCATTCTTATTTCTGGTTGAGGAAAATAAGGAAGATAATTGCGAACATAACCGCCAGCAACATCAATGTCTCCTTGGGTAAAGAAACGAAAAATTTGAGTAAGAAATCGTTTTTCATCATTTGTTAATTTCTTTTTCCAATCTTTCACATCCTCCATCATGGGCACTTCAGTGTGTAGCCAATGTGACTGTTCATGTTTCAACCAAGCGTCATATGCCCAAGGATAATTGAATGGCTTGAAAAATGATCTTTCGTCTGTTAAAGTGTATTTTTGTTTTGACATGTATTTTAATTATTTTAACCTTCGCAAGCGATACAATCGTTACCCTGAGCAATCTGTGTCATATCAAGTTCTTTGATAACTTCACGTTCAATTTTCTTCGATACTTTATCTGCTTTGCCGATCTTTTCTGAACGACAATAGTATAGAGTCTTCACACCCTTCTTCCATGCCATAAAATGCATTGCATGGACATATTTGATATGTGCATCTGGTCTAAAGAAAAGATTGAGTGACTGTGACTGATCTATATAGTTTTGTCTATCTGCCGCCAATTCAACGATCCATCGTTGATCAATCTCCATGGAAGTCTTGAATGTGTCTTTCATTAGATCATCCATCCAATTTAGATGTTGTACCGAACCGTCATTTGCAATAATAGATGACCATGTTTCATCGTACCACTGTTCACTGTGTTTGGATAAACATTCTTCTTTAATGATTGTATCCAAGTGTCTATTTTTATTTAAGAACGCACCGGACAATGTATCTTGTCTATAAGCATTTGCCCTATATGGTTCTATGCTTGGCGAAGTATTACCCATGATAATAGAAGATGAAGCATTAGGAGCAATAGCACAAGTGTGAGAGAAACGACGACCAGTTCCATTTGCATCAGGCGCTTCACCACGTTCTTTGCCCAAGTCCAAATTTGCAATATCTAAACCTTCTTTAATATGTTTGAAAATTCTATTGTTTGCAACTTTTGCCATAACGCTTTCAAAGGGTATTCTATTACGCTGCAAATGGGCATGAAAGCCAAGAGCGCCAACACCAATTGAACGTTCTCGTTCGGCACTATAACGTGCTCTATGGATAGAATCAGGAGCATTATCAATGAAATACTGAAGTACATTATCAAGCATTTCAGCAACGTCACGCAAAAAATTAGTATCATTCTTCCAATCATCGAAATATTCCAAATTCAAGGAAGAAAGACAACACACAGCGGTTCGTTCTTCATTTGTTGGTAAAATAATTTCAGAACAGAGATTGGACTGATTTATTTTTAGTCCTTTATCTTTCAAAAACTGAGGTAATAATCTATTACTAGTATCGATAAAATGTAAATAGGGTTCTCCCGTTTGCATTCGTATCTCAATAATCATTTGCCACAAATGTTTGGCAGAAACAACTTCCCTGATTTCCCCGGTGTGTGGATCTTTAAGTTCCCAATCATCATTCGATTCGGGATCAATCAT